TCATGTGGTACCACGATCAGATGGGGAACAATGGAAAGAGTTTCCTTACAACTTACCTTATGGCGTCGGGGCGGGCGACGTTGGTGGGATCGGGCAAGAAGGCCGATATGAGTTACTTACTGACGAAGGGTATGGGCGAGGTGGTGATCTTCGATTTGCCGCGTACAGCGGAGGAGCACATGGACGGGATGTACCAGTTGGCGGAGGAGCTGAAGAACCGCCGTTTGATTTCGACGAAGTACGATTCGGAAACCTTGGTTTTCTCGAAGAAGCATGTCGTGATCTTTGCGAACTTTAAGCCGAACATGACCAAGTGGTCGGAGGATCGCTACATGATTATGACGCTTTAGATGTCTTTGTAATACATTCTGCAGTAATAAGAGCATGATGCGATGTTGTCTGTATGAAGCGTGCCGAAGCTGTCATACGGGATGACGAAGAGTGATAGAGGATTGTTTGCAATAGTATTTGCAGTAGTGTTATCATATATGATATTCTTGCTGCCTTTGCGCTTGATCCAGAGCTTGACTAGCTTATGAGATTCCTTATTAGCCGTAAGGGTAGCTGATTGACCGGTTTGTACATTGATGACACGGTCGTAGTAGGCGCGTACGCCTTTGTCCTTATCCAATGGTAGAATCATTTTACAAGTTGTTACTCCGAGGGCTGGGCCGTCGAATATAGGACAATTGAGCCAGGACACAATGGTGCCTGACATAGTTTTGGGTGTACGACATACGATGATGCGATACATAACATTGGGACGATCCAACTTATTGGCAAGCCAGAGCTTGATACTCATACCACGAGGCGTAATCTTGTCACCAATGCGCTGGTTGCGTTGCACCCCTTGATTAATATCCGCCCAAGGGTTAAAGAAGACTTGGAGGGACTTAAGGTCTGATACCACAGGTGGTAGTGGGGAGTAGCCTACATTATGATACAGATTTGCATTTTCTTCTGCAATGTCGAAGTACTTCGTCTCCGTCTTCTTGTTCAGAACCTGAGTCACTCGAGCTTTGAAACTCTTCCGACTCCGACTGAACTTCCCACGACGACTCTTCCGATAACTCTTGCGGCGGCTGCTGTACTTCCGTTTGTATGCCATCTTCCATTAGTTTTGTCGTGGGGTTGAATTCACTGCTTAAATAGGCAGTGTATCCAGGTGGGGGGTAATACTAGACCCCCACCAGGTACAGCCATGCTATGGCTTAGTTTTGGGGCCTGCGGCCGGCGATCCACTAAAAATTATCTGGTTTTCGGGGGCATCCTATTCCCAGCAGGCTTCGCTACCGCTCAGCCGAGCTCACTGGGCCTTCGGCCCTGATCGTCAATTATATACCTTTTAATTTTGTTGCAGACAGTGACTCTCCCCGTCGTTGGCGGGATGCGGTCTGTCTATATAAGTTTCAGTTTGCTGCGGTGGGCACGAAAATGCCCACGCTTGCCTATTGTGCCACGCTCAACAATTACAGTGCTGATGACGTGGCGACTTTGAAGAATCCGAGGGAGTTTGTGAGTTTTTTTTTGTGCGGACACGAGGTCGGAAAGAATGGGACTCCTCACTTGCAGATCTACTTTCAGTTGACTAAGCAGATTCGGTTTAGTACGATTAAGAAATGGGCTGGGCCATGGCAGCGGATGCACTTTGAGGCCAGCCGTGGCAGTAGCGACGATAATAATGCCTACTGCACTAAGGATGGCTCCTTTTGGAGCTATGGGGAGATGCGCGATATGCCCGGTAAGGGGGCACGCATGGATTTGATTGAGTTGAAAAAAGCAATTGATGCAGGAAAGAGCTATGATACAATTTGTGAAGAACACTTTGAGGCTGCTTTGCGTTACTACAAGTTTATTAAAGAACGCGTGCAGGCGCGGATGAGGAAGACGGAGCTTGCCTCATTGCTCGCGGAGTACGAAGGTGTTTTGTGGAAGCCGTGGCAGCAGGACTTGCTCGCTATGTTGGACGAGCCGCCTTCGGACCGGACGATCATGTGGTACCACGATCAGATGGGGAACAATGGAAAGAGTTTCCTTACAACTTACCTTATGGCGTCGGGGCGGGCGACGTTGGTGGGATCGGGCAAGAAGGCCGATATGAGTTACTTACT